GTAAAATGTAAAACAAATGATAATTGAATATCATCTGTCTTACATGTTGAATTGTCTTTTATTTGTTTATTTACATTATTTCATAATTCTCATAGCACTTTACAAATTATTGAATCTTCCGCCTCTCTTTTTCTTGTTATTTTCATCTCTAATTGATCTCATCTGATTTAATTCTAATGATAATAATGAGTTTGCTGATAGATGTGAAGTTTTAAGATCATTGCAGAGTAGTACACTACACATCCATACTAAATCCACCAATGAATTGTAACTGTTTTCATCCATTGTTGGATATTTTAATTGAATAAATAATTTCAAGGTTTCAAAATCAACATGTTCTCCAGACCAGACAAAATGATTAATGATAGTGGATAAATCTTTTCTTCTTTTGTTCAAAATCACCAATAAAGAGTCTAAAAAAGAGCAAAAGTAAACATAGGGTCGTGCAATTTTGTGAGAGAGCATTTCCATATAGTCGTGATTTTTAAGTAGTTTCTGACTGATACTGTCTATCATACTCACAGTATCTTGAATCGCATCAGCGTTTATTGAGTCCATAGCATAAAATTCAGAAGCATTTGATTCTTCGTCCATTAAATATTCTTTATAGAAGTTCAAAACATCTGCTGTGTTTTCTTCTTCATTCATTGAGTATAAATCACGTGCTAGAAGATTAAACTGTTCATCAGTTATATCAATACGATTCTCATTTACACTAGATGTTCCAGTTGTAGCAGTTGATAATATTTCTAAAGCATTGAATACTAGATTTCCTTTATTTTTCTGTGTTAACAACATAGCTCTCAAATAACTATCATTAACACTTTTAATGTTGATTGTTTTCATGCCTAAATCATTCTGATATTCTACTCTTGATAAGAAGGCTTCTCTTAAAGAAAATCTAACTTCTCTTGCACTGTTGTATTGCTCTTTAATAAGATCATATTCCTCCCAAAATTCTCTTCGTAATTTTCCTTTGTAATAGAATGTTGACTTTGATATGATGTCAATCAATTCTTTCTGATCAGATCTAAACTTGTCAAAATTGTAGTTTATGAATTCTTCAAACTTTGAGAAGTGAAATAAATATCTCTTCTCATTGTGTGCGGACAATTCAGTGTGTATAATCTTGAAAAATTCAAGCTGTGTCTCTATGTCAAAATCTTCTAAATTCAAAGGCTTAAATATAGCATTAGAGAAGTGCTTATAAAGTTTGTGAAATTTATCTTCTATTTCCCTGTATTCTTCTTTGTCCTCATGATAGATAATTATTGGTCCTGATTCTGTTTGCACGATTTCCTCAATCACACTTTTAGGACCAGAGGCCTTATCTTTCTCTTCATCATATGGTGTTTTCTCATGTTTGTCATTGTGAATGTCATAATGTCTTTTAGACTTGATCTTAATATCATCTTTTTGTATTACTTTTCTTTCGACCAAGTCCCAGAAAATTCTTTGCATCTTTGTCCACATATTGTTTATATCCAACATATATGTGTATTCACTCTCAAGACCAGTTAATGATCTTTGATTATCAGCAATTTGATCCATTTCGAAAAACTTCGAAGTTAAAAGTTTAGTTTCATCAAATAAAGTAACGGAATAATTATACAAATCATCAATCTCAGCTGGTCTGTTCATCACAAAAGCTAAATAGACATCTCTATTTTCAAAACTTTCTTGAAATTGATTGTGAGGTTTTATGAAATCAAAGTTGTTTTCAACAATGCTCAAAGGAGTCTTCAGATTGTCTCCTTTGCTTATATGAGAATCTATGTGAACACTAGCC